CTTAGAAAGAACCTCTCTGGAGAAACATTTTACTCAACAGTAAAGTACCCAGAAGTTGCAATTACCGATAATGATTTGTATGTTATTACAGAGGCAGGAGATAGGTATGACTTACTAGCTCAACAATATTATGGTGATTCTACATTATGGTGGGCAATATCATCAGCCAACTATGGATCTGAACAGAACAGCTATTACCCACCACAGGGAGTTCAGTTGAGAATACCATCAAATATACAAGGTTTAATCTTAAACTTTGAAAGTGTAAATAGATAGTTATGGCAGTAAATGATGTAAGTATTATTGGCGGACCTTTTCAAAAGTACGTTAATGATCAGATAGACGTAAGACAACAAATACATGGTTCAGGGTACGGTGAATCAAACAAAACCCAACAGGAAATAACTTATTTAAATGGGAGAAATTCTTGGGTTAAGGTAGCATCCTCAGTAAAGATAGAGGATATTAAAAGACTCACAGATATTGGATTTACTCAAACAGAAGCTGATAGGTATAAAGGAATAGGATTAGCTAAGGAGTATGTATTATTTAACGGAACTTCTAGAGTTAGAGATGGAAACTCTATTTTAGGCAGGTCCGGCATAGATCAGCGTAAGGAATTATCAAATACAGGTGCTTATGGAGCCGGAGGTACTAACACTTTCGGAATACAAGCTATGCCAGGTATAACTGGATTTAATGTAGCTCATAATAATATAGGGTCTATAAGAACAGGTAAAATAAGTATTAGAGCAAATAGCTTAGAGCAGTTTAATATATTAGAGTTATTATATGTTAGGTTAGGTTACACTATTTTAGTTGAATGGGGACACGGAATCTATTTTGATAATAACAAAGACTTCTCACAGATGGGACCTACTTTAGTAGATGATACTACAAACGGTTGGTTTGCACAAGAAGGTACAACACATTTACAGTTTTATGAAAAGATAGAGAAGATAAAAAGTGATTATCAAGGAAACTATGATGCATTCTTTTGTAAAGTAAGGAACTTTAGCTGGAGATTCAACCCTCAAGGGTATTATGAGATAGAACTAGACATTATATCATTAGGAGATGTAATCGAGTCTGTAAAAGTCAATACTCTAACAAAAGAAATCCCAGCTGACCCAACAAAACCAGATAATGCGGAAATAAACATAAATAGTATAAAGAACTTCCTATACTGTAGTAGAACAGAATCATTCTCTTCAGAACAGGGGGTAATCCCAAACAACAAGGATTTTGTAAAGGCATCTTATACTACCGTAATAAATAACAGCGGAGGTGCACAAGCATCTAATAATGTCATTAATAAAGGAAAGGATTACGTAAGACTTGGAGCTTTTTTAGAATGGGTTCAAGATAATATACTTCCTACACAAATAAATGGGGATGCTAGGGAGCCTTGTATATTGATAGATACTCGTTTGGATAACTACATGATGAACTTTCCAGGATTAATCTCAACAGATCCTAGAATTTGTATTATAAGAAATGTTTTCCCTCAATATAAAGAAAATCAAATAGGAGACATTGCTAAAACTAAATCTTTATTTGATGTTTTTGAGGAGATTACACCACCAACAGGAACTCAGGAAAGTAGAAGTAGAGGTATAATAATGAATATATACCTTACTCATGAGTTTATAGACTCTATTATGACGATAGATCAAAAGAAAGAATCGATTCCTTTTAGTCTATATGATTTGATTAATAAGATTTGTGAAGGTATAAATTCTTGTCTAGGAGGTTACGTAGACCTCAGACCTTCACTACCTACTGATGACGGTAAGACATTATATATTTTAGATAGTAATCTAAATATTAGAGTAGGTAAAGACGGTAATAGAATAAACGATAAAGATAATTCTTCAACTTTACAAGTATATGGATTTGGAGGAGAATCTTCAAACTTTGTAAAAAACTTTTCATTTGACACAAAGATTAGTAAAAATCTAGCGACTATGATTTCAATAGGTGCTACAGCTAATAATGAAACAACATCAGAGATTTCTAACTTTTTCACCAATTTAAATAAGGGACTACAGGACAGATTTTCACAAATTCAAGTAGACGGAAACTCATTAGCTACAGGATCTGTAAAATTAAAATGTTTTGATGGTGAGCTGATAACAACAAATGATAACTTTAAGGCTTTCACAGAAGGTCAACCAATAGCTACAACAGGTACTGCAGGCACTACAACTTTCACTCCTGATAAAAATGAAGATCGAGTACAAAAATCTAAACTATCGCAAAAAAGAACGGCTGCATTAGATAGACTTATGAGTTACTTTGGCCCTTATATTGAAGGGATTAAGTCTATTAACTACCTAGACATTGGAGATGAGGATGTAGCTAAGAACAAAACTATATTAAGTGAATTTATCAGAACATATATAGTAGAGGCTAGCAAATCTTTAAGCAAAGATGGAAATATATCATCTTCTATTATTGGTTTTATTCCTATAGAAATAGAAATCGAAGTAGATGGATTATCTGGAATGAAACTATTTAACCAAGTACTAGTTGATTCTAAGTTTTTACCTAGAGATTATCAAAATTCGGAAGGTAATAAAAAAGTAGAATTTATTGTAAGAGGGATAACTCATACTTTACAAAATAATACATGGTCAACAACTATAACAGCATTATCAAAACCTGCAGGTACTTTATTAAATGTTACATTAGAAGACAGCAAATTATCTAAAAAAATAGATAACGTAGATATATTAGATGAGGATATACCTATTTCATTCTATAGACCAGCACTTGGATCAGTAAGGTTCGACTCCGGAGGTGATGGAAATTTTGGAGCTTCAAGAGCAGGTGGAGAAGTCCATACAGGATTGGACATATCAACTCTTATTGGAGAGAGTGTATATGCACCAATATCAGGGATATTACAGTACACTAGAGCAGATTCTAACAACAAACTTCCTGGAGTAAAGATAATCGGATCAGGTGATTACGAGGGGTATACAGTTTACATGTTTTATAGTAAAAAAATAAGTAATCTTAATTTTGGAGATTTCGTACAGCAAGGAGATGTTGTTTCAACCGCAGTAGACTTGTCACCACAATATTCAGAGAAGGTAACGGATCATATTCATTTTAAAGTAGAAAAAGGCACTAAGGAGATAAACCCAGAAAATTTAGAGTATTCAAACTTCCTACCTCAAGGTTTAAGCTTTATAACCCCCTCTCCTCCTCTAAACTTAAATTTCTAATAATAATATAATGTATTATCCTAAATCACAAGTAAAGACAAATCTATACACTAATGGTGGTGAGTTTTTTAGAACTGACAATCAACTAGAGTATAAAGGATATTATTGGCAGAATTCAAAAGATCAGTTTTTTTCTGGTAAAACCCCTAATCAAGCACCAACTGTGCTTATAGTGAGAAAATCACAAGAGGATTCAGAAAACCCATCAGTTCCTAAAAAATACTCTACGTGGATTGGAACCCTCCCTAGTGGGGAATCGAGAACAAAACCAGGATTATCTCCAAACAAAAACCAACCTATTCCAACAGAGGATGATTATAGTGTAGGTGATTTTACTAGGTATTTCACTAAAAAGACGAATCAGAATATATATTACGAGATATCAAAAGAAGACTATGCGAAACTAGAAAACAAAGATAGTTCCATAAAATGGCAACTATATCAGGGCATACAGTTAAAATGGCTACTTATTGGGAGTAAAGACGGAGTTTATAAAGCCAATAAGAACACAGTAATGATAGTGGAGCAACAGCAGCGTTTACCTGGATTTTCTAAAATATTTCGTAAAGATTACTTGCAATATTATAAAATATAGCCTATATTAGATATAAATAGGTTTTATTATGTATTGGTTAGTAGAAAGTAAAGACCAGTTAGAAAGGTTACAGAATAGCGGTTATGATGAGGCGTACATTGATGTTTTACCATCAGATGATATCTCACATCCTTTAGACAATTCTATTTGTGCTGTTTACATTAGACCTTTATCGTCTACGAAGGGTTTCATTTTACCTGTCAACCATACAGACACGATAAATGTTCCAATAGATGAAGTTATTCAGATATTACGAAAATTTAAAAAGTTATGGTGTCAGGATCTTAAATCAGTTAGACATTACTTTCCATTATATAGTTTATTGGGTTGCGTTCTTCCTCCCAATACATTTAGTTTCAGCAAAACGAAGACTCACAAGATTTTTAAGTCGAGGTATCCTAAGCTTACTGGCATTAATAGAATCATTCCTATAGTAAAGCATTACGAGTCCTTCCAGGAGGATTACAAAAATATAACAAAAAGTTTAATCTATAACAATCAAAAGTATGCAGACTTCTATAACAAGAGAGTTTCGATGGTTTACTACAATATCGAGCGGTCAGGTTTCGGAATCGATACCGATATATTCTTCAAGCACTTTTACAATAGAGAGAAGCCCTTCGTATACACTCAGTATAACTTAAACACAAGCACTACACGGCCTTCAAACAAGTTCGGAGGAGTAAACTATGCTGCACTAAATAAGAAGACAGGAGAACGCTCCGCATTCATCCCACAAAACGATTACTTTGTAGATTTTGATATAAAGGCATATCATCCTGTTATTGTATCACATCTTATTGGTTATAAATTTGAAGACAGCGACATCCATCAGAGTTTTGCTAACATGTACGGAGTCAGTAGGGATAAGGCTAAGGAAATAACATTTCAACAATTTTACGGAAGAATATTTGCAAAATACAAAGATTTGTCGTACTTTAGAGTATTGCTTAGAAAACAACAAGAGTTGTATGATGAGTATCAATCTAAAGGATACCTTGAGGAGCCCATAAGCGGATACCGTTTTGAGAAAGGTATTTTAGGAGAAATGAATAAAGAAAAACTATTCAACTATTTTCTACAGGCAACCGAAAGTTCCTACAATGTAGAAATATTAGAGAAGATACACGAGATACTTAAGGGGTCTCAAACTAAAATCGTTCTCACAGTGTATGATAGTTTTTTGTTAGATGTAAAAAAAGGGGAGGAAAACCTTCTAACGTATATCCAAAAAGTATTTAAAAATAAGGATTTAAACACCAGTATTAATAGCGGTTATGATTACAACTTTAAATAATCCTAATGATATTTATAATAAACACTTAAACTATGATTTTACAAGTGTTTATGATATAGAATCAATGGAAGAAAGAATGAATAAAAGGTTATTTGCAACATTTACAACTTTAGATAGTTTAGATAAGTTGATAGAAGATGTTCAAAATGACTATACTATACAATATAATAAGATATTTGTATTAAAGATTATGGACTCGGAAGAGTACGTTTTAACATATAATGTAGATAGTGGGAACGTTGAAAGCATACCTGAAAACACCATTTTATTACATAGAAAGAAAGATTCTAACACACTTTATACCATCAATGCATTAAATGAGTTAATAAAAAAACTCAATAATGGTGTGGTTGACACAAGATTTAAAGTGGATTGGAATCATTATAGAAACTGCATATTGCTAACACAGCATAACAGTTTAAAACAACTGAACACAAAGATCCATAAGATCATTCAGTTAGATTAGTAAAGAGTTTTTTTTTAAATAGTTATATAAATTTTGTTATTATGAACAGTTTTGACGCTTCGGCCCAAAAGGCCAAGCTGGATGCTCTACGAGGTAGATTCAACCAGCAAACCAAAAATCAATCAAACCAATCAGAAAAAGCACTTTTCAAGGCACGGCTTAATCAGCCGCAGATCTTGCGTATTGTGCCTATTCCAGACGGGGACATTCCAATCCAGGAACTCAAGTTTTATTATAATACGGGAGTAACTGAAAAAGTAGGTTCACGTGAGTATAAGATATCAGTACTATCTCCGTCTTCTTACGGAGAATCGGATCCTTTAGAGATGTTTGAGGAAATGCTCACATCAGAAAACTCTGAAGAGTATAAAAACTTGAATCCTGATATTAAGAATAAGATACTTTATCAGCTAAGGTGCTCAAGTAAATTCTTTTTACCTGTTATAGTAAGAGGACAAGAAGCTTCCGGAGTTAAGTATTGGGGAGTAACTGAGAAGTTATTACAATCACTTCTTGACACTATAGAGAAGGATGGCCATCTTATTTATGATCCTATTAATGGTAGAGATATCAAAGTATGGATTGAGGATATGGGAACATACAAGCAAACTAAGTTTGAACTTGGAAACCTTTCTCCATTAGGTTCAGAAGATGTAGTAAAGCAGTACATGACAAATCAACCGGAACTTATCGATCAGTTTACTAAGAAGAGTTTTAATGAACTTAAAGAGATTATTGGTAAAGTTTTAGCACCGTATACTGACAATACGTCACAGCCAGAACCCTCTGAAGAGACTGGAATGGATTACACATCAGTTCATCAATCCGCACCTATAGTAGAGCAACCAGAAAAAGTAAAACAAGAAGTAAAAACAGAGGAGGATCCATTTGGGGACCTTCCATTTTAAGTTATGGCAAAGAAATCACTAACAGAAGCTGCAGTAGCAGCACAGAAAGCAAACTTCTCACTTTCAAAGTATCGTGAACAGAAGGGAATATCAACAGTATCAAAGTTCAAGGAACAGAAATGGGTTCCACTATCACCAGCATTTTCAGATGTAACTTCAATACCTGGTATTCCTACAGGACATATAGTTTTACTTCGTGGTCATTCTGACACAGGTAAGACAACAGCGATGATTGAAGCAGCAGTTTCAGCACAGAAAAGAGGCATACTACCAGTTTTTATAATCACGGAGATGAAGTGGAACTGGCAACATGCAACGGATATGGGTTTTGAAGTAAGTGAAGTCGTAGACGAGAGTACTGGAGAGATTACAGATTACGAAGGGTTCTTTATTTACACAGACCGTGAAACTTTAAACTCAATAGAAGATGTAGCATCTTTTATTGGTACAATGTTAGATGACCAAAAGAAGGGTGAACTACCTTATGATTTAATGTTTTTCTGGGATAGTATTGGATCAGTTCCTTGTGAGCTTTCTATTACTTCAAACAAGAATAACAATGAGTGGAACGCAGGAGCGATGTCTACACAGTTTGGTAATAACATTAACCAGAGAATCACACTATCTCGTAAAGAGTCTTCTCCTTACACAAACACTTTAGTTTGTATCAATAAGGTTTGGGCAGCTAAACCAGATTCACCGATGGGTCAACCTAAGATGGAGAATAAAGGAGGTAAGTCAATGTGGTACGATTCCACTTTTGTAGTTACTTTTGGAAATATAACTAACGCAGGAACATCTAAGTTAAAAGCTATTAAAGACGGTAAGCAAGTAGAATTTGCTAAACGTGTAAATGTTCAGTTGGATAAAAACCATATTAATGGTATTACAACAAGAGGTAAACTTATCATGACCCCTCATGGATTTATAATGGATAATGACTCTGATCTTAAGAAGTATAAATCAGATTTCTCAAAGCAATGGGCTGATATTATGGGAGGAGAAGGATTCGATGTTATCGAAGAATACTCCAATGATGACTCTAGATCATTAACCCACGATAAGGAACCTCAATAGTGAAGGACGTTCTCAGTTTATTAGACAAAGTAAAAGAGGGCGAAGTAGTAAAACGAAGAGAGAAGGTTTTGATAATAGATGGTCTTAACCTTTTCTTTCGTAACTTTTCAGCTATAAACACTATAGCACCTAACGGAGCACATATTGGAGGCTTAGGGGGTTTTTTAAATTCCTTAGGAAGGATGATGGTAAATCAAAGTCCTACTGAAGTTTATGTTTTCTTTGACGGTGCTGAGTCAACAATCAGAAAGAAAAGGGTTCTACCCAATTATAAGAAGGGCAGAGGGACTCGCAAGATAACAAATAAGTTTATCTTCCATTCTACTGACGAGGAGCACGAGGCTAAGTTAGCACAACTACGAAGGCTTATAGAGTATTTAAAGTTTCTACCAGTCAAGACTATTATAATGAATGGTATAGAAGCTGATGATGCGATAAGTTATGTAGCTAATAAGTTAGACAAGGACTCAACTATTATTTCTTCTGACAAAGATTTCCTTCAAATAGTTAGTGATAAGATAACAGTTTTTCGTCCAATAGAGAAAGTTCACTATACACCAGAAACGATCAAGGAAAAGTATGGAATCCTTCCGGAGAACTTTCTTATTTACAAGACTCTTATAGGAGACAAGTCTGACAATGTAGATGGAGTAAGAGGGATAGGCCCTAAAGGTGTCACAAAGCTATTTCCAGAGCTTCTAACGGAGGTTTTAAACATAGACGACTTAATAGATGTTTGCGGAAAGAAGATGGATGAGAACCTCTTATATTCAAAGATAATATTAACTGAGCCTGAGATACGAAAACAACATAAAGTTATGGATCTAATACGTCCTATGATTAATGATAGTCATGAGGATCACTTAGATAAGGTAATGTCTGAAGATTTTCCAAAATTAAATGAGGAAATGATTTGCAGTTTCGCAAAAAAAGACTATATTGAAACACTGATACGAGATGTATCAAAATGGTTATTAAATTTTAAAAAATAGGTTATGGTAAAATCATTAGACGGGTATGGAGTTAGCTTCCAAAGGCATTTAATTTCATCACTCATGGTAGACAAGCCTTTTCTAAAAGGGGTTTACGATGTTCTTTCATCGGAATACTTTTCACACAATGCTCATAAGTGGTTGATAGACAAGCTATTAGAACACTATAATAAATATGACACTTGCATTCCGGTGCAGGCTATTATTGTAGCATTGAAGGACGGTCACTTGGATGAGGAGGCTGACTTCGCAGCAGAGGTTAAGCAGATTTGTCAAATCAAGAACGTTGATATTGAGTATTACAAAGATGTTCTTGTAAACTTCCTGAAGGTCAAAAAAGGTAAGCAGACTATTATGGACCACGCCAATAAGCTAAACAGTGGTGATGATGTTGAAGCATTAATCGAGGAACTGGAGATTGTAAAGAAAATTGGTGGTGACAGAAACGTAGGTCACGAGTACGACAAAGATATTGAAGCAAGGTTTGTAGAAGATATCAGACATGAGATTCCAACACCTTGGTCTAAGATCAACGAACATATTCAAGGAGGTTTAGGAAAAGGAGACTTTGGTTTAATCTTTGGGAATCCAGGTGGAGGTAAATCTTGGAGTTTAGTAGCACTCGGAGGACACGCAGTTCAGATGGGATACAATGTTGTTCATTATACTTTAGAGTTAGATGAGCACTATGTAGGAAGACGCTACGATGCGTACTTCACAAAGATTTCAGTACAGGATGTATTAAAGCATAAAGAGACTGTTATTGATACGGTTTCCAAGCTTAAGGGGAAGTTAATAATAAAAGATTTTGCAATGGGAAAAGCTACCCTTAATACTGTAAAGAGTCACCTGCAAAAGATTGAGGATGTGGAGTTTAAGCCTGATTTAGTTATAATAGATTACGTTGATTTACTAAAATCTGGACGCTCATCAACTGACAGAAAACAGGAAATAGATGATATTTATACCAGTACAAAAGGCTTGGCTAGAGAGTTAGAAATACCTATCTGGTCTGTGTCTCAAGTTAATAGATCAGGAGCTCAAGATAAGATTATCGAAGGAGATAAAGCTGCTGGATCTTATGATAAAATTATGATAACAGATATGTGTCTTTCATTGTCAAGAACTAAAGAAGATAAAGTCAACGGTACAGGTAGATTCCACTTTATGAAAAATAGATATGGGATGGATGGTATGACTTTTTCAGTAGAGGCAGATACATCCACAGGGCATTTTATTGTCTCTGATTATACTGATTTAGAAGATGACGTGAAGTTTTCGCAAGATACTTCCACAAATATATTAAAAAAGATAAAACAACTACAACCTAACGACTTACCATTTTAACTATGCCAAAATTATTTGAAGACAGAATAGCCTATAAACCATTCGAATACCCTATATACTTTACCGAAGGGTGGCTTCCGATGCAACAAGCATCGTGGCTACACACCGAAATTAGTATGCAGGGTGATGTAAAAGACTGGAATGAGAATCTAACACCATCAGAGAAGAACTTAGTAGGGAACATCCTATTAGGATTCAGTCAAACAGAGTGTGCAGTTCAAGATTACTGGTCAACATTCGTAACACGTTGGTTCCCTAAGCATGAGATTAAGCAGATGGCTATTTCATTTGGAGCATCAGAAACAGTTCACGCTGTAGCTTATTCTTATTTGAATGAGACATTAGGATTAGAGGACTTTGATGCGTTTATGCACGAGCCTACTATCGCTAATAAGTTTGAGATGCTTACAGAAACAACTAACGATTGGACTCATAAAGATCTTGCAACCAATGCATCAGCACGTCAAGAAGTAGGAAAGAGTTTAGCCATATTCTCAGCATTTGCAGAAGGAGTTGCTTTATTCTCATCCTTTGCAGTTTTATATAGCTTCCAAATGCGTAACTTACTTAAAGGGGTTGGTCAGCAAATGAAGTGGAGTATTCGTGATGAATCTCTACATTCAAAGATGGGATGTCAGTTATTCCGTCATATGTGTGAGGAGTATCCAGATTTAAAGGGAGAAACTAGAGAATCTATTGAAGAGGCAGCACGTCTTATGGTAGACATGGAGCATAAGTTTATCGACAAGATGTTTGAGATGGGAGATTTAGAAAACATTAAGGCAACTGATTTAAAGGAATTTATCAAGCAGAGAGCAAACGCAAAGCTTGTAGAGTTAGGATACTCAGGTATTTTCGAGTATAATGAAGAACAGGCATCGGAACTGGATTGGTTTTGGCATTTGAGTGGCGGAACAACGAGTACTGACTTTTTTGCAATACGTCCAACAGATTACAGCAAAGATAACGAAGGAGACGACTGGGGCGATTTATTTTAAAAAAGTTATAAAAGACACAAAAGTTATTTCACTAAAATAAAAATAAATAAAGGATGAGTAAAGAGGCTACTAAAATAGCAAAAGAACTAGGATGGGAAAAAGATGTAGACTTTCCTAGCTGGGGTTTGACAGAGGTATATTTAAAGACAATATCAAAAGGTTATCTTACGGAAGGAGAAACACCTAAAGACGCTTACTGGAGAGTATCCACTAGGATCGCACAACGCCTCAAGAAGCCGGAGATGGCTTCAAAGTTCTTCGACTACATATGGAAGGGTTGGCTATGTTTAGCGTCTCCTGTGCTATCTAATACAGGTACAGACAGGGGTCTTCCTATCTCATGTTTCGGTATTGATGTTGGAGACAGCATTTTTGAGATTGGAACAAAGAATCTGGAGCTTATGTTACTTGCAAAGCACGGAGGAGGAGTAGGAATTGGTATCAACCAAATAAGACCAGCAGGAGCTGATATCACCGGTAATGGAACTTCTGACGGAGTTGTACCATTTACTAAGATATATGACTCAACAATACTAGCAACTAATCAAGGAAGTGTTAGAAGAGGAGCAGCATCTGTAAATCTTAACATAGAACACGGAGATTTTGAAGACTGGTTAGAGATTAGAGAACCTAAAGGAGATGTAAACCGTCAATCACTAAACCTGCACCAGTGTGCTATAGTGGGAGATAAGTTTATGCGTAATCTACAAGATGGACAACCTGAAGCAAGACGTAAGTGGGGTAAGTTACTACAGAAGCGTAAAGCAACAGGGGAGCCTTATATTATGTTTAAGGGTAATGTTAACAAGCAGAATCCTCCTATGTACAAGGACAATGGTCTAAAGGTTCATATGACGAATATATGTTCCGAGATCATGCTTCATACTGATGAGAGTCATTCATTTGTATGCTGTTTATCTTCACTAAATGTTGCTAAGTATGATGATTGGAAAGATACTGATCTTATTTACACAGCCACTTGGTTCCTTGACGGAGTATTAGAAGAGTTTATCCAAAAAGCTAAGAACATGAAAGGGTTTGAGAACTCAGTACGTTCAGCTGAAAAAGGAAGAGCTTTAGGGCTTGGAGCATTAGGATGGCACACATACCTCCAACAGAATGGAATACCATTTGAAGGAATGACAGCACAGTTTGAAACTCGTAAGATCTTCTCACAGATGAAGATTGAATCTGAAAGAGCTTCACGTGATATGGCAGAAGAGCTTGGAGAGCCTTTATGGTGCAGAGATAGTGGATTTAGAAACACACACTTAAGAGCGATAGCTCCTACAGTATCTAACTCAAAGTTATCAGGAAATGTATCAGCAGGTATTGAGCCTTGGGCAGCTAATGTATTTACAGAGCAGAGTGCAAAGGGGACATTCATCAGAAAGAACATTGAACTTGAGAAAGTATTCCGTAAGATTGGAATCAACAATAAGGAGACTTGGGATAAGATATTAATTGACGGAGGTTCTATACAAGACATCAACGAACTTGATAACTGGTGTTACCTTAACGGTAAAGTAGTTAAAAAGGATGAAGTTAAAGAGGAAGATAATCACAAGACATTTAGAATCAAAGGTGTTTTTAAAACTTTCAAAGAAATAAACCAACTTGAATTAGTAAAACAAGCAGGTATCCGCCAACAGTATGTGGATCAAGGAGTTTCATTAAACTTAGCATTCCCATCTGTAGCAACACCAAAATGGATCAATCAAGTAACTATGGAGGCTTGGAAAGCTGGCGTAAAAACATTATATTACGTAAGAACGGAGAGCGTACTTAGAGGGGATTTAGCTACAGCGGCAACTGACCCGACGTGTGAAAGCTGTGATGGTTAAAACTATCAACTAAAAAATACAAATAGGTTAATAATATAAACTAAAAACCAAAATATGATTAAAGTTTCTAAATATTTCGCCAACTGGTGTCAGCCGTGCAAGAGCTTAACACCTGTTATAGATGCAGTTAAGGGTGAGAATCCTGGAGTATCTTTTTTAAACATCGACATAGATGCTAACCCAGAGGCAGCACAAGCAAACCATGTAAGAAATATTCCATTAGTAATCGTAGAAGGGCCTAACGGAACTGAGAGAATATCAGGAATGAATCCGATGCATGTATATAACACAGCAATTAAAAAAGTAGCATAAATGATACCAATAGTTTTACCAGTAATAAGTTTATTAGTTTTCGCATCATTAACACTTGTCATTTACAAGTTAAAGAGCAAGATAGATAAACAAGTTTTAGACTTTAACAAGGAACGAGGAGAGATTAGGAGAGATGCGGCATTTAAATCATCGGCTATTAACTGGGGGATGACTATTGAGAACTTCGTCCCATTTATGGATGAGTTTCCAGTACCCCCAGAGACAGCTATTTTTATGGCAAAGCCAATAGATTACGTATCATTTACAGACACACATGATCCGGAGAAATGTGCAGTTCATATTATAGAAGTAAAGAGTGGAAAGAGTCAATTGCTTAAACACCAAAGAAATATAAAGAACGCAATAAAAAAAGGAAGAGTGAACTGGCACGAAGTACGAGTAGCTTCCAATAATAAAAAATAATAAAGGTTGTATTAATGTTTAACTTTAAAATCATGCATTCATGAGAAAATTTGTAGGATTAATCCTATTAGTATCAGGCTTGAGCTCTGCTCAGGAAACAAGTACAGATTCTAAGACTATTTTAAACGTAGACTTAGAAGAGGTGGTAGTAACCTCTGGAGTGATAACAATCGCAAAAGAGAGACAAACGCCAATTGCTTTATCAAAGATCTCTGCACAGGAGGTACTTTTAAAAGTTGGAAACCAAGAGTTTCCAGAGATTATGAACAAGACACCTGGTGTGTACGCAACAAAGCAAGGAGGGGGATATGGTGATAGCCGAATCTCATTACGTGGTTTTGATCAGAGTAACACTTCTTTTCTTATCAACGGCCAACCGGTTAATGATATGGAGAACGGCTGGGTTTATTGGTCAAATTGGCAAGGATTGTCCGACATTACGTCAGGTATCCAAATACAAAGAGGTTTAGGAGCCTCTAAGTTAGCAGTCCCTTCAGTGGGAGGAACCGTTTCGATTTTTACTAAGTCAGCGGATAAGGAGAAAGGTGGATCTTTCACTCAAATGACAGGTAATGATGGTTACCTCAAAACTACAGCTGTTTATAACACTGGAGTTAATGAGAAAGGATGGTCATCATCTTATTTACTATCGAAGTGGTCAGGAGATGGTTATATTTACAATACAAGGGGAGCAGGTTATACTTACTTTACAGCAGTAGGATACACTCCAGAAGGTTCAGACCACAAGTTTAACTTCTCATTTCTAGGATCAGGACAGTGGCATCATCAACGTGACGTATGGGTATCTATTCGTGATTACCAAAACTTCGGAGACGAGGGTATTGACAGACGATGGAATACAAACGGAGGTACATTAAACGGACAAGAGTTTAGCATGCGTAGAAACTTCTACAATAAACCTTTAGCTACGTTTAACTGGGATTATAAAATCTCTGACAATGTAACTTTAGCAACATCGTTATACGGTTCTGCGGGTCGTGGTGGAGGAACAGGTCCTCGTGGAAACTACTTTAGAAACTCAGTAACAAACACTCTACCTTACAAGAAAGATCTCACAGAGCATTATTTAGAAGATGGAAACGGGGCACGTGATGCTAACGGATTTATTGATTTTGATGCAGTTGTAGCAGAGAATATTTCCTCTACTTCTCCTTATACAGGAGGCTTAGCAAGGGGTAACTTTGATGGTTCATTGATTGGATCAAATGGCTTTCGTAATGATGGAGTAAATCGTGCTGTGATGGTACGTAGAGCTTCTATGAACTCACACAACTGGGTTGGTGGTATTTCAAACTTAAACATCCAATCAGGTAAAATGCGTTACTCTATTGGTGTTGACTTGCGTAAATACACAGGTTATCACTACCGAGCTATGAACAACCTAATGGGATTAAATGGTTACTTATCAACAGGAAACAAGAACTCAGCAGGTCAGATTGTAGAAACGACTATCGAAGCAACACCATTTAAAGACACAGGTCTTTCAGGAGTTAAGATCGATTACTACAACATTGGACATGTAGGATGGCAAGGAGTTAATGGTTTAGCAGAATACTCTGGAGATAAAATTACAGCAGTTATTCAGTTAGGTGCTTCAAATCAGTCATTCCAACGTGAGGATTTGTTTGATCAACCAACCAATCCTTTATCTGAAAAGAAAAATGTAGCTGGTGGATATCTTAAAGGTGGAGCCAATTACAACATCAATGAGAGCTCGAATGTGTTCTTTAACGCAGGGTTCATTTCAAGACAACCTCAGTTCGGATCAGTATTTCCAGGATACGCAAATAATGTAAATGAAGATTTACAGAATGAGAAGATTACTTCTGTAGAGATAGGATATGGATTCATTTCTAACTCTGTTAAGATTAACATCAATGCATACTCAACAGTATGGGGTAACCGTTTTGTTCAGAGAAGTTTAACCAACCAACAAGGTGTTGACGGTTTTGCACAGTTTAAGAATGTTGATGTAGTTCACAACGGTATTGAGTTAGAAGGAACTTATCGTCCAACAGGATCTACTAAGATTCGTGGTATGTTATCATTAGGAGACTGGAGATATACTAAAGACTTTGAATCAGCTTTGTTTGATGAGAATCAAGAGCAGGTTGGTACAGGTATCTTATATACTAAAGACGCTAAAGTAGGAGACGCAGCACAGATTACAGCGTTATTAGGAATAGATCAAAGATTAGGAATACTAAACTTAGATTTGGACTATAGATTTGTTGATGGCTTGTATGCTGATTATAGCATCACAGATTCAGCTTTCCTAACACCTGACAACGAAGGAGCTATTAAGTTACCATCTTACGGATTAGTTGACTTCGGAGCCACTATAAATATTGGTTCAGGAGTTAGTATACGAGGTAATATAAACAACCTATTAGACACTACGTATATTGCAGAGTCAAACTCCAACATACAAGCTACTGCAGAATCGCAGACTTGGAACGGAGTAGACACACGCAACTCAGTATGGTTCGGATTTGGACGTACATGGAACGTATCTTTGAAATATAAGTTTTAGATAATAAGGGAGGCTTCGGCCTCCTTTTTTATTAACATCAAAATATAATAAACATTATGGAGTGGATTGAAATAGTAGGATGGATAGGTAATATACTGATAATAACACAGTTCCTACAGAAAGATATGTTGAAGTTACGAATATTTGGTGTATTAGGTGGAGTAGTTTGGTTAGGATATGCTGTGATATTAGGAACAGTGTCTCTAGCAGTATTAAACTTTATAATCATTGGAATACAAGTATATCACATACGAAAGATATTAATAGAAAAAAAGAAGTAACAACTCATTAAAAGGATATGAAAAAAATACTATTATTAATTTTACTGGTACCTATATTTTTATTTGGTAATGATGAGTGGGGTAAGGTTGGACATAGGATAGTAGGTGAGATCGCAGAGAGACAGCTTACGGATGAAGTAAAAGATATTGTATATGATATTTTAGACGGAGAATCACTAGCATCAGTATCAACTTGGGCGGATGAGATGAGAAGTAATCCAGACTGGAGACCTTATGACAAATGGCATTATGTAAACTTACCATTAGACAAGGAATATTCAGAGATGGAGCATACAGAGGAGAACGTTGTTACAATAATCAACAAAGCAATTGAGATCCTTAAGTCAAAAGATGCTACTAAAGACCGTAAGAAGTTCTATTTAAAGTATTTAGTACATTTGGTAGGAGATCTACATCAACCAATGCATACAGGAAGATATTCTGATTATGGCGGAAGCAAGATAAGATTAAAGTTCAAAGGTAGAAAAGGTGTTGAAACAAACACTAATTTACATGTACTTTGGGATAGTAACTTAATAGATGATTTCAAAATGAGTTATACGGAATGGTCAACTTACTTGGAGAATAAAAACAGAAAAACAATAGTAGACCAAAGAGTTGCAGTTGAGTGGGCCTATGAATCACATCAACATGCAAAAGACATCTACGAGAACACAAAGGAAGGTGATTACCTTTCATACGATTATATCTACAAATACAAACCAATATTAGAGGATAGGTTATTCATGGCAGGTAAACGATTAGGAGCATTAATCAATCATATATTAGGATAATGAGTAAGTTAATAAATCTATTTTCTGGTCCTGGAGCTGGTAAATCAACAATAGCAGCAGGATTGTTTTATGAGTTAAAAAAGAATCATATTAGTTGCAACAACCCTTATGAGTTTCCTAAGACATTAGCGTGGGATAAAAACTATCCAGCTATACAAGATCAGCTGTATGTATTTGCTAATCAGCATAGAGGGATAGCTCAATCATATGGAAAGGTTGATTACATAATAATAGATTCACCAATAATGTTTTCAACTATATACCATAGTTATTATACGTCAGGATATCCGGCAGAGTTTTACGGTCAAAGTTTTCATAACATGGTAGTAGATTTACATAAAAAATATGACAATCTTAATATAATGTTAAAAAGAACAGAAGGTTCTCATGATGAAGGTGAGAGATTTCAAGACTTAGAAGAGTCTCTAGCAATAGATAAACTATGCGTAGAGAAGTTAGATGAGCATAATATACCTTATCATGAAGTACAAGTAGGAGAGAACACAGTAGAAACTATATTGAAGCTCATCTTATAAAGCTATATAGGTTTATTGTTATATATTAAAAAAAAAGAGGCTTAGTTGCCTCTTTTTTCATTTTACCATGATATTTATTATTGCACAACAGACAACCCTAATATAGTTCCATTTTAATTTTTAGTTATACCTAATAGTTTTTTTTGTTTAACAACAAAAAGGTAACAGGATGATAACAGTAAGAAGACTAATACTCACGAGTATAGTGTTTCTTGTCTTATTTGGCTTTGGAAGTCATGACGAGAAAACTATATTTGTAGGTAAGATTGAGAACAGAATAGTTTCCGGAGACCTAGCCGGTAACCCAAACTTAGAATTTGGAGTATCCAATATACTTGAAGAAGTACTCCAGGATAGAGAATACTATCTAGATCCATCATCAAACCTCGTATTAGAGGTAAGCATTTTATTTTTCGGAAAACAACAAGCATCGGCTCAGCTTGCTATATACTCTAAGAATGTAGATATAACCAATGTTATTATAGAAGGAACACTTTATAAAAACGGGAAGAAGGTTAAATCTAAAGTAGTAAGAGGGCAATCTAAGAGTATATCAACCTCTACTTTAATCATAGATCAAGGGGGAACATTTTCACAAGCTTCAGTCTCAACATCATTAAAAAAAGCATGTATAGAACTTATTGAAAGATTAAAGCTATGAAAAAACTATTATTTTTTATAATATTACTACCTATTACGCTTTTAGGCCAACTAACCTCATCCTCAGACGGTATAGATATTGACTTAGTATACTCTGGTACTACACAAGATGCAAACAAAGCATTATCTAGTGTACAGGTTAACGATACTATTATAATGAAGCTTAATATAAGTAACTTAAGCTCTAATATAATAACTTACATACACGTAGATTTACAATATAACACTAATGCATATGCCAGAGTAGGACATGAGTTTTCGGTACCAACAGGAGCACAATCAACTCTTAGTAACTGGAGTGGTAATGGTCAAAAGTGGACAGTAAATCCTAACTACGATGCTAACGACTTATGGGCACAATGGTCTACTCAAGGTGGATCATATTCACAAGTAGCTGGATGGTCAGTTGATCACGTTGAAGCAGTATCCACTACAGCAATATCTGGTAACTATGCTACATTAAAGTTTTTAGCTAAGGATGCTGGTGCTAATCATAGCTATACTGATAACATAGTAGTAACTATGGCTAGAGTAACTGATAACACAGGCACAGAAGAATACGTTTTCCCAGTTGGTAAAGTAAGAGGATATGATATTATGTCCGTTTCTCATAAACCATTAGAAGATTTAAATTCAAACATATATGTTAAAGCAGATTTTAACACTAACATAGATGTAACTAAAATAGGAGTAGTCATAAAAAAGAACGGTACATCAGTTAGCAATAACTTATACTTTGACTCAGGAGGACAGATTAATATAACAGATTATGTTCTTACAAGCACAGATAGTTATACATTAGATTTTGTAACATCATACTCAGCTACTCAATGGGAGTCTCTTATGGATAACGTTATTACATTATCAGATGTTACTTTAACATTAAAGGAGTTAGGTAAATACTCACATGGTAATGGAGGTAATGAATTTACCTATGGGTGGCAATATACAGCTGTGGATACAGACGAAAATAGAGATTTAAATCCACAAGATGCTTATAACTTATTAGGCCATGTAATGGGAGTAGTAGATATTATTCCTAATGATGGGACGGGAGTATTTAATAACTCTTTTCATCCTGTTAAAAAAGATGATTGGAACACTTGGTCAGTATATAAGTTTAAAAACAACATAACTGAACCTAACTCATCATTAACACACCCCCTATCGATTAATTTTACTCAATCATCATATACAGAGTGGTTTAAGTTTGGATTTGTAGGAGATGCAAATGGTTCACACTCATCATCAGTAGATGGTGATGCTGCTAGTTCTCAAACTGCTAAATCCTATTCATATGGAGAATCCAAAAAAACAGATGGGTTTATAAATGGTGAATGGTTAACTGCTATAGAAGATGGTAAAGTAGTAGCAACTTTAAAACTTAACTCATTTAACGTATCAGCTTTACAGTTAAAAGTTAATTACGATAGTACAGTATTAACTTTTGAAGAAGCAGTATTCAATACAGGTAATACGGTAACTAACTTTGCTTCAGAAACTAATGGTAGAGTTAACTTAGGTAGTATAGAACAAAACGGAGGTGAAATAGAAACAGGAGATGTATTTAAAATATATTTTACTGGAAACGTAACCTCACCAGTTGGTTTAGTATCAATATTCAATACTGATGCTGCTGACATAGATGGACGTAGATTAATATTAAACTTACAATAATGAAAAAAGTATTATTTATATTATTAATAACCTTAGGTTGTGCTAAGGATGACTACTTAGAAATCACAACTATTAACTCTAATACAGTCGGTAGTATGTTAATAACTGAAACTACAGGACTAAAGTTTGAGGGATCTAATATAACAGACGGAAGTAAGTTTAATCTAAAAGTATTAGAGGAAGGTAAATATACAATAGAAATAAGAGACTACTTTAGAAACCTAACTTCTAAAAGCATAATAGATGCTAAATCTGGAGATAATGTAATGAAGTTTTACACTAAAGCACTTCAAGGTGGTGATTATAATATAATCGTTGGTAAAGATGGGATAGTATTACATAACGTAAGATTAGTAATAAAGCAATAGCATTATGGAAGACATTAAAAAAGCAATTATCGGTATAATAACATTAGCTATTACAACTGGTGGTGGATTATTAATAAAAAGTTTATTTGAAGGAGAAGAAGAAGAGACGGTAGTGGAAAAAACTATAGAAACAGCTCCACAAATCATTATTAATATTCCACAACAAGAAGTAAAAAAAGACACCATCGTTAAGAAGATATATATTAAACCAAAAAAAACAGAAAAGATAAAAGAGAAACTTACCTGGTAAAAAAATAACCCTAATAACCCTAATATAATGAAGACACTATTTAAAGACATGACCCCGATTGAGTGGGTTGGCGTAAGCTTTATTGGATTTTTAACATTAACAGTAGCCGTTACATTCACGTTGCTAGTATATTCAGTTATCACTGGAGACGCTGACATTTCGAATGCAACCTTTGGGATTGCTGATGTTAAAGCCTGGTAATATGAAAAGCAAAATAACCCTGATTACCCTGTTGCTGTGCACGGTCCAAGCCATTTATGGACAAAACTTGGGCCGTACTAGCACGGAGGACTACACTGCAACTTTTGAAAGTAGAGAATCTTTATGGACAATCCCAGAATATGATGGTGAATCTATTCCGATTGCATTGTTAAACATTGGCATAAGCGAAGAAGTTCTAAAACAGTACCCAGAACTTGGAGATTATAGAGTAGGACTTGGTCTTACTAACATAACTCTTGCTTATCTTGATGAATTATGGCCCAGATTTGAGTTCGTAGAAACTAAAGATGCTATTAAAGATAGAATGGTAACACAACACACAGCATCAGCTAAAGGTTTTACAGCGAACACAGTGGACATAGTAGGAAATATAACACTGGCAAAGTATTTCCTTTACGTTGAGCTCTATGATTTTAGTATCAGTAATGATGAAACTATAAACCTTAAAGGCGGAGTTAAAGAAGACTTAGTTACTAGATTAGGAATGCAAGTTAAAATGGTAGATTCTGAAACTGGACTATACTTCTCAGGTTCAGGTCTTGGAAAGGCAACAACCATCAGAGAAATGACCTTATTGAACGATGAAAACTTAACTGAGATAAAGTTCAACCAAAGCAGTATTGGAACAGCAACAAAGAAGGCACTTGAAACTTCTGTAGCTAAAATAGTTAAGCGGATGATCCGCAGAAAATTATGGGAGAGACTTGAAAGTACTCAATAATTTTAATATCTTATAAGATAAACCGCATCAAATGCACAATCAGGTTCGTAAACTATTAATAATTACTATTTTACTATTTGGATATGTAGGTAAATCTCAAATCTTAACTAGTTATTATACAGATCGTTGCACCGGAGAAACTAAAGTATTCACGGTTCCGATGAATGGTCAGACTGTGGTATCTTTCTACGACCAATCAAGAGTGTTTAGTTCACAAGATTTCAAGAACGGATCTTTACAATCTTGGTTAGAGGGTGTATATTTAAGATGGACTAACTTTAGCCCTTGTTCTCAATCACAAGTAACGATAACTGCAACACAGCAGACTGTCCAACAGACAGCAACGGAGGCCACAAAAGCAGCAACTGCCGCAGCCGCTCAAACACCGGCAACGGTTATCCCTGCAGCAGAACCACCGGTAACAGTTACCCCTGTACCAGAAACATCGGTAGTAGATACCCCTTCTGCTTCAACAGGATTAACTAAAAACACAACTAATGAAACATCTACAACATCAAGTAAAAGTCCTGTTACTGAGAGTGAAAATACATCTTCTCAAACTTCAGGAAATGATACAAGCAGTGGAACTAGTGAAGGAAATACTAGTTCAGAATCGAACTCAACGAACGATAGTTCAAGCACAGAGACGGGAGACACAAATGAAAATCAAGGATCTGAAAGTTCAGATTCGGAGTCTACAGAGTCCACAGAAAGTCAAGAAGGAGATAACACTTCATCAGAAGAGTCAGAAGATTCAAGTAGTGAAGGGAATGACACTGAAGGAGAGAGCGACGATAGTGACGACTCTAAATCGGATGAACAAGAAGAAGTAGCAGAAGAGGAGGAAATTAAAGAAGAGGAGTCTAAAGAGGAATCAGAAGAAGATAAGGAAGATGAATCTACGGAAGAGACTGAAGAAGAGGAATCAGAAGAAGATAAGGAAGACGAATCTACGGAAGAGACTGAAGAAGATGAAGAAGAAGAGGAGAAAAAGAAAAAGAAGAATGTAAATCCTCCTATTGTAGTAGCTAATGTATCCTCAATGGAGAACCTACTAGGAAGCTTTGATGTTGCTATGACTTTAGGAGTCTCAAGAAGTTCTCTTCGAGGAGATAAGACGTATGCTTTAAACTCTATGATTTGGTCAAACCTAAAACAGTATATGTTAATGGTTAACTTTTCTAAAGTATTTTTTGTAAAGGGAATACCTAAGTATGTCTACTCTACTTCATTAATGGGTAGCAGAATGTATTCTACATTGACAGCTGGAAGTAATCACAGTATAGTAAGGCTGGGAAAGAAGGGATCAGTAATAGGAATCTCAGCTGGAGCAACAAGTATTTTCTTAAACTATCAAGTTTCTAAAGAAGGTATTTATCTAGATACCTCCTTACTTTCGATATCTTTGACTGGATTTTACACGAAGTCATACAACTTTGAAAGGTTTTCACTATCTCCTATGGTTGCATTTTCTTTACCTTTACATATGCAAGATTTATACAGTAATACAACTATAGAAAATAAGGATATAGCAGTAATAACTGGGGTTAGCGGTAATTATGCATTATCAAAAAGGTTCGTCTTAAACTTAGGAGTAAACGTATCAAGTAACACCAATAAAGAGATAAAGTCTTTATTATCTTTCACTATTGGTTCTCGTTTTCAATTCTAATATTTATAATAAACTTTCTTATAATGGAAATGACTCAAAAACAGAAAAAAAATAACAGAAATAGGTTTATTATAACCGCTGTTATCCTAACAACGTTCTTATTAATAATGGTGGGTATTGGATTTGCAATATTAAGTGAAGGTGATACTCCTTCTTTTTCACAGGAATGGAAAGAAATCTTATTATTAGTACTCGGTGCATTTATTGGATCTTACAGTAAGGTAATAGATTTTTGGTTTAATGGTCGAGATGATGAACCTATAGCACCACCAACAGAAGCAACACCAGATGACATCCCAAACTTTTGCTCAAATTGCGGTCAAGACAACGACCCAACAGATAACTTTTAAGATATGGGATTGATTATACCAAAAGTACTTGTAGTACACAGCATGTCGGAATATCTTGTATACGAAGGAAAGAAACTATACGCAAAAGACTTTTTAAAGAAACTAGGCTTATCAGTTCATGGGTTTATTAAACCTGATGGAACTTACGATAAGATGACTGAATCACCTATGAGGTGTTCTCATGCTGGCAAATCAATATGGGCAGGTATAAATGGTTTAAACTCTCATTCATTAGGTATTGAGCTTTTAGTAGAAGGGGTTAATGATTACTCTGGATTCATTAAAAAGATAAACCAACCAGGAACTTACACAGAAGCACAGTTTGATAAGACTGTACAAGTTTTTAAATGGTGGATGAATCAATACCAGATATCAGCTGATAATGTGGTAAGACACTCTGATTGTAGCGGAGATCACGTAAGAGGCAAAGGAAAGGGTAAATCCGACCCTGGAAGTTCATTTTTATGGAGTGACTTTCAAGATGCGATAAGAAGTTAAAAACTTCAGGTTATAATTTGCAATAACCAAAAAAAATCACTATTATGTATACATACAATGCAATATGCGAAAGGGTTGTTGATGGGGATACTATCGATTGCCTTATTGACTTAGGATTTTCTGTATGGAAAAAAGTAAGAGTTAGGCTAGACGGAATGAATGCTCCTGAATCTAGAACACGAGATAAAGAAGAGAAGAAACGAGGTTTAGCTGCAAAAGCAAGACTTCAGGAGATTATGGATCTTAATGATGGTAATATCCATTTAAAGGTTAATGGTATAGGTAAATATGGAAGAGCTTTGGGGGAAATATTAGTTAGTACAGTTGGTACAACCGCTGATATTAGCCCAACAATGACTCAAGTAAATAAGTTATTAATAAAAGAAGGTCATGCAACAGAGTATTTTGGAGGAAAACGTTAATCAGTATTTATGGAATCAGGTATAAACAATTTAGTGGATTGGGTATCTAAGAGGGTACTCCCCACACTAATACTCTTTTCAGCATTATCTGTATCAGGTTCAGCAGCTTTCTATTCCGTTAGTGGTCTTAGTAAGTTATTTGCTGGAGCAGCCCTTGAGGTCATGATAATGGCCGGCTCATTAGAGGTAGCTAAGCTTGTCACTGCGACACTTTTACACCGTTACTGGGAGGAGTTATCACTCTTATTAAAATCCTACCTTACAATGGCTGTAATCATCTTAGTAGCGATTACGTCAATGGGTATCTACGGATTTTTATCAGCAGCTTATCAGGACACTTTCAATAAGTTAATGCAGCGAGACAACAAGATTGCATTTTTACAAGAGAAGGCAGATTTTTATCAATCAGATGTAACAAGATATGAAAAGGAACTTGAACAAATTTCTAACAATATTTCAAGTCTTAGTAACGCAAAGGCTACGTCGATCCAAGTACGAGACACCACGGTGGCTGGGGGTGTTCGACAAACTGTAAGCACGGCAGAGTTACGCCTCTCACAGACACGTATTGAATCAGAGGAGATCAACAGAGGCGGCATAAGAGAGAAGAGAGAAAGGGTAGCAGACAGTCTTCAACGTTATCAGTTGAAAATATTACAACTAAAATCTGATACTGATGTAGCAGGTGAGTTAGGACCTTTAGAGTATCTATCAGGTTTAACAGGAGTTCCGATGGACAGTATCATTAATATTCTATTATTAGTTATTGTGTTTGTATTTGATCCATTAGCTATTAGTTTGATATTAGCGGCTAACTTCGCCTTCGATAAACTAAAGACAAGTAATAAAGGTACTAAAAAACAAGCACATAAGTTACCTAATGTAGAAGAGGAACAACAGTATTTTCTTGACAACTATGATGAGTATGATGATATTATGTACCCTGAGAGGGATTTTGATAAGTATGAAGGATCCGATTGGACGCCTCCTAGCAATACACCTGATTACCTTGTGACGAAAGTTACCCGTAAGTCAGAGGAGATTGATGAAGCTATCAATAAAATGTATGAAATATATGGAGAGACAAGCAGTATTGATCTTAGAAATATTGAAGTAGATTATGATAAAGTAGAAAATACTGACTGGGAAATCGAAGAGGAAGACCATTCAGACTTTGAAGATGCAGGAAAAAACATTATATTAGAAGAGAGGGATCCTAAAAAAAGACTTAGGGACCTTCAAAGTTATTTAGAGAAAGAGAGAATTGGAGGTATAAACCCAAGATTAAAGAAGGATATCTTGAATCAAATATCTATATTAAAAAAAGAAATACAGAATAATGAGTCAGACGACTTAACTAAAACATATTAGTCACAAACACAATAAAAAGTTATAAAAGATATGAAATCATTTTTTTCAAGAGCGGACAAAGAGCCATCCTTTCAAAAAGCTATTATAGACTCAGAAACTTCAATCCTTAAGAGATTGAATATTTTCATAGAAGAGACTACCAATAAATGGAAATCTAATAATGATTGGATTAGGAAGACAGGGGACCAGGTAAATGAACTTTTAACCCGTACTTTTGATTTACAGAGTAAAGTTGAGAGTCAGATAATAGAGGTAGAGAGTACAACCACCAAGAAGTTTCACAACTATGATGATAAGATAGGTAAGTTTGAAAAACGCATTGATGGGAAGTATGTGACAGTTGAGGATAATAAGAGTAAGTTTAATGAGGTATCCGACGTGTTTCGTGATCTTTCATCTAAAGTTGATAAACTTCCCTCTGATATTAAAAATGTAGAAAAGAAAATACCTACTGACGTTGTAAGCAAGAGTATACTTGAAGACTTAGTAACAGAGTTCAGATCTAATCTTGAGAAGGTAGCGAATGCTATCCCTAAGAATGTAGCATCAAATGACCTTGTATCAGACATTAGACGTGAGATTATAGAGATGTTCCATCCATATGTGACCTCAGACGCTCTTAGATTATTAGAAAAGAAGAATAAAAAAGAACTATCAAAGGTAGAAAATCTTCTTATAGCAACAAGCAAAGAGTCTAAGAGAACAGTTAAGGATTTTAATCTACTTGAATCAAAGGTAAAAGAAATTAAAGAGGATTACGTACCTACCAACGTAGTCCCAAAGATTAAAAGTGAGATAGCAAACTCAAACCTTCAGTTAACTAATTTGATAAATGGGGTTAACTCTAGAATACCTACTGACTACGCTAAAAACTCTGATATTGATAATCTACATAATTTTCAACTTGACATACTGAAAAAGCTTGATGACCATAAATCTGATCAAAACAATAGCGTAGATGAAAAAATAGCTGACTTGAAGAGTATAATGAATAAGCCAGCAAAGAAAGTAGAGGATGACATTAAAAACTTTCAAAATAGTTTAGCTGAGCATTCAATGGGCGAAGACTCTAGCTTTATGAAAAACATTATTCGTGAGATTGCTGATGATGAGATAAAAAATCTAAGAAATAGCAATAGTATCTTTCAAGAAAATGTTGCAACTAAAGTATTTGAGATCAAAAACCAGAATCGTAATCTTGCTCTTAAGATGAATGAGATACAAGCTAATTTTGATAAACTAATAAAACTTGCTAGAACAAAATAACCCATCCTTTTATTTACTATATTTATATAATATACAGCACTTCAAATCGATTACTAAAATAAAAATAAATGGCTAGTTTAATAAATAGAAAGATTGAGGATACTTATCAGTTTCTCTTACAAGTAGAAGGAGATTTACTCCAAAATGGCTCAGGAAGCACAGGGGAGATAAATATGAGTGGATCTTCCTTCGTTAGCGGTTCCTTTTCAGGAGACGGATCAAATCTTACAGGGATTGTATCAGGATCCTTAGTATCAGGATCAAATAAATCAATCCAGTTCAATAATACTGGATCTTTAGATGGTGCATCTAAGTTTTTCTACGATCCTATTTTTAATAACGTAGGTATTGATATTACTAACCCAACAGAAAAGTTACACGTAAATGGTAACCAGATAGTAACAGGACAGTTAGCTATTGCAGGATATACAGATGTTTCTGCTTCTCTGGCAACTTATAGCATTAGAACAGGAACTAACACATTCCAAGGAAATCAAACTATTAGCGGTTCGTTAAGCATTACAGGTTACTCAGATGTTTCTGCATCAATGTCAACCTATAGCATTAAGACAGGGGCTAATACATTCCAAGGAAATCAAACTATTAGCGGTTCACTAGGCATCACAGGTTATTCAGATGTTTCTGCTTCTCTAGCAACTTATAGCATTAGAACAGGAGCTAACACATTCCAAGGAAATCAAACTATTAGCGGTTCGTTAGGTATCACAGGATATGCAGATGTTTCTGCATCAATGTCAACCTATAGCATTAAAACAGGAGCTAACACATTCCAAGGAAATCAGACGATAAATGGGACTCTAGCTATCACAGGATATTCTAATGTTGCCTCTACTTTAGGAACTTTTATAACCACAACAGGAACTAACACATTCCAAGGAGATCAAACTGTTAACGGTACTGTTAGCATTACAGAAGTATTAAAACTTACAAACTTAGGTAGTCTACCCGCAGGTCAGTCAGGAGACTTAGCAGTTTTTGCTAATAAGTTATATTTTAATAATGGATCGACTTGGGCAGCTATTTCGGATTAGACTATAGAGGGTTAGATCTAAGTAGTACACTATAAAAGTAATAAACATTAAATAGATCAATAAATAATTGTATGGCGAGTAAACCTCATTCTGATGATACATATCGTCCTAAACGAGAACCAAAAAAACCTATTAAGTTTCATATTCAGTTAAATCCTGAGCAAAAAGAAGCAAAACAAAAAATATTAGATAATACCATAACATTATTAGCAGGTCAAGCGGGTAGTGGTAAAACACTAGTAGCATGTAACGTAGCTTTAGATGGTTTATTCAGACGACAATATGATAAAATCATAATCACACGTCCAACTGTATCTAAAGAAGATATAGGTTTTTTGCCAGGTGATATGAGAGAAAAAATGGATCCTTGGGTTCAACCCATATATCAAAACTTCTATACTCTTTACGGTAAAGAAAAGATGGAAAAGTATTTTGAGAATGGTCAAATAGAGATTGTACCTGTTTCATTTATGAGAGGGCGTACGTTTATGGATTCTATGATTATTGTTGATGAAGCACAAAATGTAACTCATGAACAGATGGAGATGATAGTTTCTCGTATTGGATTAAGGAGTAAGATGATAATCTGCGGAGACGGAAATCAGATAGATTTGAGAAAAAGATCAGATTCTGGATTTAAGTTTTTATACAAAGCATCACGTAAGGTAAAGAACTTAGAAGGGATTACTTTAAAGACTAATCATAGGGATCCTATAGTCGATGATATAATAGAGTATTACGAAGAAGAGCTAAACCATATAGCATCCTCATCCTTTAGTGTTTCATCAAAGAAATAACATATTTATAATAAAACAAATCTGTGGGTAAACTTATATCAACTTTAGACGAAAGGGTAATACTGGACAACTGTAAAGCCCAAAATACTTCAAATAGTGTAACTATTGAAGATGTCGGCCAATTTTCTCGTAGATTAGATACAATACAAACAAGTTTTTCATCTAGCGGAATCGAGATACTCCGTTTCACAGACTCAGAGCAACAACAAGTTGCAGGTTCTTTTGTAAAGGGTGAAGTAAGGTATATGAGAATCTCTAACCTTACTGCTAATAATGTTGATTTATATTTCATAAAAGACAACGTTGAGTCAACCGTATTTAAGTTAGATGGTAAGAAAACATTTATGACAGGTAATGCACAGTTTGACGCATCATCAACTTCAGATTACGTAGCAGAGGGCTATGTTGATTCTTTATATTATGGCAATTTAATATCAATGGATTCAATAAAAGCAAAATCATACCCATCAGCATCACAGTTAGAAATAATAGTAGCATCTAAATAAAAACCAAAATGGCATTAACGTACAGATCAGAAAAGGGTTCAGCATTAACGATTACTGAACTAGATAATAACTTTAGACACTTCACAGGATCTCAAAATATTATAGGAGATTTAACTGTATCTGGTAGTACAGATATCGGTGGTGGGGTAAACATAACAGGAAGCAGTGTTATTGTTGCCAACCTACCAACTTCAGAAGCAGCAACGGAAGTAGGCGGAATGTGGTTATCAGGCTCAACCGGAGTGTATTCAAAGTTCCTCGTAGTAAGAACAAGATAAAACTTCATTAGGAGTTTGAATCATTAAAAAAAATAGTTATATTATATTATGACTAAGAAGGAACTAATAGGGGTAATAGGATCAGGTAAGAAGACTTACCTTTATTTTTATGCTCCTTTTTGTAGTTCATGTAAGAAAATTAAAAGTTTAGTAGATAGGGTAACTTTACCTATATTAAAGATAAACGGTACTGAGAACGAGGATCTTCTAAACGCTTTCGATATTGAGTTTTACCCAACTATTGTAGAAATAAACGGCACAAAGAAAAGAACTTTTGCGGGCTCAACAGCTGTAAGTAATTTACTTAAATAAACTTGCATATTTAAAAAAAGTTTCGTATATTAGTATAATATTAAAATAAAGGTTTTAATGAATAAAAGTTATGTAACAGTACGCAGCCAAGAAGCTGTAAAGGAAATGATGTCTCACATACTGGAATCAGAGGTGATTGCGGTAGACACGGAGACAACATCATTAAATCCAAGAACAGGAAAGGTAATCGGTTGGTCCATTTCAGGAGAAGAGGGCATGGGTTATTACTTCCCTACTCTTATTCACAATAAGATCACAGATGCGTTAGACGATGCTATGGTAGGTATTCACTCTGCTCATGACTTAAGCATCACTCTAATCAAGAAGATGGTAGGTAAGAAGCTTGTAATGCACAATGCTTCGTTTGACTGCCGTTATATTAAGAACTATTTCGGTATTGACTTACTACCTTCACTTTGGGTAGAGACACAGTTACTTGTTCACACAGTACAGGAAGAGGGAGCATTTGGATACGGAAGTCCTTTCAGTTTAAAAACACTTGCAATCTACAACCAAAATGCACTTGGACTTAACATGGAAGAGGAGGCGAATAAAGAACAGTTAGAATTAAAAGGATCAATACATGCTAATGGGGGAAAAACATCAAAAGCTCAATATGAAATATGGAAGGCAGATCTTGACATCCTTTCTAAATATGCGTCTGCTGATACTGATCTTACCCTTCGGATTTGTAATCTATATTTGGTTACACTTAAGGAAGAAGGGTTATGGGATTTCTACTTTACGGAAGAAGTTATGCCACTTTATAAGGAAGTAACTATCCCAATGGAGGAGATGGGGGTCACGTTAGACATAGATCTAATAGAAGCCACATACAAGGACATACAGGAAGATATAGCGAAGAACAAGCAAATAGTACTAGATAGTCTATTGGAGCTGTTACCTGTAAAGCAATGGGTATTAACGAAGGCTTTAGACGCCTTTCCACCATCACATAAAGGAAGCTACGGACAAAAGGTAGCAGATTTCTACAACTTAGATCTTCCTATATCGGAGAAGTCAGGTAAGTTCTCACTAACGGCTAAGAACGTCGGAGAGCTATCTGAGGGCTACGCTAAGGACTTTTTAACTGACGGAGATGTTTCTGTATTACCAGAGACAGATCAGCTCTTAATAAGCCTTGAACTATGGAAGAAGAAAAACGACGGAGTCTCTATCAACATTCAATCAAAGACACACTTAGGGGATATAGTGTTTAATTTTCTAGGAGAGAAAGCACTTAACCAAACAGACAAGGGTAAGGATAAGTTTGACATGGAGATGTTAAAGGAGCTAAAGGATAAATATGAATGGGCGGATAACCTAAGAGTGTTTAACAAGCTTATCAAGATCCGAAGCACCTACATAGAAAGATTTTTAGACGCTCAGGAAGCCGGTAAATATTATTTCTATTATAAGCAAAACGGAACTACATCAGGACGTTACGGATCTGACGCACAACAATTACCAAAGCCTCTGGAGGATGGAGATGATGCTGAGGTGGTGGTAAAATACACGAATACCATCAGAAGGTTTATGATAAGTGAACCAGGTAGAGCGTTTATCGATTCGGATTACACATCATTAGAGCCACACGTATTCGCATCTGTATCGGAGGAGCCTGGAATACAGGAGATATTTGACAAGGGAGATGACTTTTACTCAACCATAGCGATTAGAACAGAGAATATCCCAGACGTGTCACCAAACAAGGATGACGATAACTACTTAGGTAAGGTATTTCCTGGAGTAAGACAGTCAGCAAAGGCCTATTCACTTGGTATACCTTATGGAATGTCAGCCTATGCACTAGCTATGTCATTAGATATTCCACAGAAAAGAGCTAAGGAGTTAGTAGCTGGTTATCTAGGAGGATTCCCTGCGTTAGCCAGTTGGATGGAACGTAGTAAGAAGTTCGCACTAGAGAATGGTTACATAAAGAACAAGTTAGGACGCATTAGACACCTACCACAACTAAAGAAGCTCCACGATCACTTTGGTGATGGGTTACTTAACTGGAAATTCAAGAAGGAGCTGGAGCAACAGTATGGAAAAGAGAAGGTGTTGGGCTGGTACCGTGACTATAAGAACGGAAAGAATAACTCTATGAACTTCCAGATACAAAGTTTAGCAGCAGGGATTGTAAACCGATCAGCTATTAACATTAACAGGAGACTAAATGAGATGGGGATCAACGGCTGGGTAACAGCACAGATTCATGATCAACTTGTCATAAACGTACCAGAGGATAAAGCAGAAGAGTGCCGAGCTATGGTCCAATATGAGATGGAGAACGTAATGAAGTTACCAGGAGTAACGTT